GTTAATGTAGTGGCTGTCCTAGAACAATGCTCACTGTGTTTTGTACGGGGCCATCAAACTTCTTGATTACCCGAATCATGGGGAATTTTAGTTTAAGCTTCTCAATATATCTATCAGCTTTTACGTGGTCTTCTACGACCACTCCGGCGGTAAATGGCTTATCATCTTTTGATACGCCATCCATGATTGTTTTGCCGATCAGGTCAATCCGTTTATCTTCTTCTAAGTCTGCCGCATCGAAATATTTCACGATCCGACCTCTTCTTCTGTCCCATCCCATACAAATTCATTAAGAGGAAAGTGTTTCCCGCATCCACAACAGAATGTCCCAGAGTAGAATTTTGGATCACGGGCATAGGTTTCTGCAATTGCCTCGTTCATAATTGTCTTGGCGCCGCATCCGCCAGTTCTAACAAGGGCCGCATCTTCTCCTGCGTCATTCACAAGCTGTGTTAGTTTACCTATGTGGATATACGCATCCCGAACAGGTCGAATGAAGCCCTTTGCACGTTCTTCTTCGCTCAGGACAACATAGCCTTTTTGCTGGCCATTCTCTTTAAGCTCTCTGTGATCATCCGTTACTGGTGATCCGTCTGTCAATGTCGTGTTGCTCATTTGTTATAAACTCCTGCGTTTGCAAGTTTCAGTAATTCTAATGTACCAATAACCTCCGCGCCAGTTACAATTTGTCCGCTATTCGCGCAATGATCCCGAATAACCTCATTCAATCTGTCGTAAAGGCTGGCGATGTGAGGCTTTGAATCCTCATGCAAGTTTTCCACAACTTTCAATGTCACGATGGCATTCCCTCCGGTGTTCCGTTCTGAATAGGCTGTCCAACTCCGGCTGGTGGCGGTGGTAATGCGGCCTGTTGGGCTTGTTGCATTGCCGCTTTCCATTCTTCTTTGTTGGAAAGAGAAGACTGGTCAATAACCAATGAAGGATTGACTTGCAGCAGGGCCATACCAAGTGGGCCGAGTTTCTCAAGGATTGTCATTGTTTCTTCAAACTGGCCTTGTTTGAATGTGGCGCTGATCGGAACCTCATCAATTTTAACAGCATATTTGCCCAAAGTGATGTCGTTCATACGCATCATGGAATTGTCGCCTGTCTGAATCTTCTTGTTGATCTCATAGACGACCATCTTACTGTCTTCACCGATGTCACGATATACGCGCTCTTCGGTATAGAAATTCTGGAATATCTCAAGCGATTTGCGGCCAAGAATCTTCTTAGATCTGGTGAAATTGTCCGAATACATCTGAATAGAGATCACGGCCTGACGTTGGCGCGCCTCAATTGCTCTACCAGACTGCACACGATCAAGTTGCCCAAGTGCGGATTCATTAATCCCAGAGATTTCACGAAGATCATCAGCGGCTTTTTCTTCGAGACGATCTAGCCCTTGTGGGTATCCGCCCGGCTCAAGTCTGCGTGGTGGCTCTGCACCTTGTGGGCCGCGCTTGTATTTAACGTGAATGCCGGGGCTTGATCCGTATAGTTTCAGGTTTTCTTCCTGCTCTGGGTCAAGGGAGTTTTCTTCATATATCCATCCTGAGTTTGCGTTTCTGTTCAGAATATCTGTGATATACGAGCGTTTTTTGTTCAGTTCCTTCTGCGGGTCAACCATATCATTCAACATTCCGCGTGTCTTGCCCTTACGGAAGTACGGGAAATACCCAATGGTTGAGTATGATTCGTACAGTGACCAATCATCAAAAAGCAAAATATCGCCACAGGTAACGGTTCTGCGGATACGCTTCACTGGCCGTTGTGCAATCTTGATTGGATTGTTCTTCATCATAGCATAATCCAAGCATTGCTGGATCATGTACTGGTTCTCAGGCTTTAACCACTCTGTCGGGATGGGTTTTTTACCGCCTGTCTCAAGGTCGATAAAACATGGCTGAATTGTGTTGACGTAGTATTCGCTATCCAGAAGGCGGATGCGCTTGGCTTGTTTATCCACAAAGTCGTTATAGTAAATATCATTCCATGAAGTGTCGGCTTTATCATCCTTGTACTGCCCGAAGAAACGCTCCGGTGATACTTCGTTTTGGCCAAGGTAGTACAGAAGGCTTGACTGGTAATTGCCAGCATAGATGTTCCTAACCGCATCTTCCGCCTCTAATCCGTACGTTGCCCCAACAGCATCAAGATCCGTCCATACAGAATCTTGAATATAGGCTGCTGATTTGTTTAGGTCGTATGTGTTGGCATCGGGGTCGATAAACACAGAGAAGTTGTCTTTGTTTATCCACTTGATTTCCCCGAGATCGTTGTCCTCAAAACAGGTATAACATCCCCAGAAACCACGGCCTGTGGCTATACCATCTGCGAATACGTCAGTATCAGTCCAGATCAGATCATCGCGGTCAGCTTCAATTTTCTGCAATGCTGTAAGAACACGGGCCACATCCTCTTGTGATTGCGAGTCGGATGTTGGCAGGAACGTTACATCGTTACGATTAGATGATTGGTAGCCCATAACCATACGGAACAAAGGTGCCATCTTGTTGATGGTCAATGCTTGGCGCCCGATTGCATCAAGTTTTGCTTTATCCTCGTCCGACCAATGAATACCCTCAAGAAAATCAACACATACCTTGGCCGGTTCGGCCCACTTACGATGCGGCTCAGATGCGCGCAGCCAGCGCAATGATAAACGGCGCACAAGCTCAGGATTATCCCGAGGTAATCTCGTGGCATTGTATCCTTTGATATTAATTAACTGATCCATGCTGGTTTTCTTCCGTTTTGTACTTTGTTCATGGCGGCAGCAAGTCGTTTATTGACTTCGCTTTCTGGGTTTACATTCGTGATAATTGGGGTTTGGATCAGTTTCTCTGCTTCCAAATCTTCGATACGCGCCAAACAGTCTAGCATATCATCATGTTTCAGGACAGGAAAAGCAACAAACTCTTCCTCCTCAAAATCCTTAACAAGATCTCTAATCTGATCTTGGTAGTCTTTCTGATGCAGATATGTAGGGAAAATAATCCTTGATGCTTCAAAATAAGGCACGAGGCGCAAGATACGTAATTCTTTTTTCATACTTCCGCCAAGCGGGTATATATCAAATTCGTACAACTGCTCTTTCTGAACCCTCTCAATGTAGGCAATATCTGACTGCATACCGTACTCTTCATAAGCAACAAGCCCGGGTTTCCATCGGCGATGAAGATCCAAAAGGGTATCGGCTTTCTGGCTCATCCGCATTCTGTCGCGCCTGATGTCCAGAACCCTGAATTTACCATCTTCCCCATGTCCTATAACAAACATACTGGTGTAATCGTTGCCTTTCCGCTGTTTTCCGCCAGATGGGTCAACAATTATGAAGCGCCACAAGCGTTTCATGGCCGTGTTGTAGTCAATATCTTCCTTAATCAACCATTCTCTGCGGAATCCCATAGACGAATCGGCTACTGGATTAACCAGCATTTGTGACGAAAAAACATAAGGCCCCTGCGTATTTCGCTTTTTTAGTAAGGTTTCACGGGACATAAGCACGGGGATTCCATGCTCTTTTCCGTTGTAGGTGCATGGGTGAAGACGGAGTTTAGCAATTCCGTTAGCGATAATCACCGAATATGTGTCAAAAAGATGGTAAAATGTTCCGATATAGCGTCTGCGGCCACCTTCTTTACCCAAGTTATCCGACATCTGGAAGGCTTCGGTTGTCTTGTGGATCTGCTCAGGGGTATTTACCCCGTCTTTCGTCACCACATCGTCATACACCATAACGTCAAAGTGTCGGCCTGTTGGCATACCATCAACCAGCCCATGCCCCTCTACAGTCGCTTCTTTGGGGTTTTGGGTACGCTTTACCACTATGCCGCCATCAACTGACCATCTGGGGGAGTTTTTCTGCGGCTCACGATAGAACACATCTGGGTACAAATCCCAGAGATCTTCGTTCATCTCCAACTCCGTCTTGATTTGCTTCAAAAAGTCACGAGCAATTGACTTTGTATGCGAGAATATCCCGATAGTAATCTCAGGATTGTTGATAATATCGAAAATTGTGAGGGCAAAGGTGATTACTGTACTTTTGAAATGTTCCCGCGCCCATATATCCAAGTGTTCATCGGGATCTCTTTGCACCTCACGGCACCGCGCAAAAATCCACGGGTGCATGGCAACTTTAATCTTTAACAGGAAAACCAGCAGGAAAAACAAATCGGTGCGGCCCAATTCTGCGCGCACCTCGTTAAATGCTTCTGGCCCACCGCTTTCAAATGATCCCCTCAACGCCTCGGCGTAAAAGTCCATTGTCTGCTGGTAATTCAAATCAAAGTGGGCCGGTTCTTTGCTGCTCAAGGCTTCGCTCAACTTGTTCCCCCCGGGCTTTGCCATTCTTCACGTTTTCTAGGGCCGTGGCCAAAACATCTTGCGCTATAATAACCGCGCCGCCAACCGGATCTGTTGGTTTTCCGTCTTTATCCAGAGCCTGATTCTCAATCTTCACGTTCTTGCCGTATTTCCGTGGCGCCATATTGGCCAGATAGGATAGGCGAGTTTCA